ATGTCATTAACGGAGGTTATTTAAGAGTCACTCTTAGCAAAAATGGAGTAACAGAAAGATTTATTGTTCATAGACTAGTGGCTATGCATTTTATCCCTAATGAAAACAATTATCCAGATGTTAATCACATCGATAATTGCAGAACCAACAATCACAAAGATAACTTAGAATGGTGTACTCCGTTAATGAACGCCCAACACAGGGATGTCCAGGAGCGACACACACCATGCAGAAAAGTTTACCAATACGATCAAGACCATCATTTGATAGCAGTGTATCGTTCTACTAGAGAATGTGCTAGAAAGACCGGTTATGCTAAATCAGCTATTCCTAAGTGGTGTGCGAATATTGCAAAACCAAAAAATCCATTTATATGGAGTTACGTTCCATTAATTTAAAATAAATAAGCAAAGGCTCAACGACTAGGCGAAAGCCGTACACTCAAGCGAGTGGAAATGGAGGACGTACCGTAACAGGTACAGAAGATATAGTCTGAACTTACATGAAAGTGTAAGCAGTTCATTAGAGAACGGGTATGAAATAGCGAATCATATCGAACATTTATTGCAAAGTACAGGGAAGCGTGCGATTATCTTGATTATCGACGATTTGTTGAAAGATGAATCTGAGTCCTACAACAAAGAATTGCATAAACGAATGGTAGACCGTTTTGAATCTACATGGACTTCACGTGCGGATAGCGAAAACTTAAAAATCATGCTTTTAGGTACAATGTGGGCTGATACAGACTTGTTGAATGTCATCTACGACAGAGCATGGCAAGAAGAAGAAATCTTAAGAGATCCTAACCATAAATACACAGAAATCAGTGCAAGTGGTAAATCTGTATTTATCGGTGTTCCTGCTTTAGACGAAAATGACGAATCAACATGTCCTAAACGATACTCGACAGAATTCTTACAAAAGAAACGCAAGAATATGGACAGATTCTTATGGATGTGTGTTTATCAACAAGATCCAATTGCTCCAGAGAACCTAAGTTTTGATTACGGGGCTTTAGAGACATACGATACCTTACCTGAAAAACGTATAATTTCAAGATATGCAACATTGGACCCAGCACGTAAAGGTAAGAACTTCGTTTCAATGCCTATCTTCTACAAGTTTGAAGGAGAAGATAAACATCATCTTGTAGATTTCTTATATCAGAAAAAGTCTATGAAAGAATTATACGATGAAATCGTAGATAGAATTATTTATCATCGAATTAAACGTTTGGTATTAGAAAACAATACCGATACATCGTTAAAAATGGTATTAGATACCAAATTAAAAGAAAGAGGATATTTCGGTTGTCAAATCGACGAAGTTTATTCAACACAGAATAAAGAACAACGTATTAAAGACCACCAAGGAGATATCCGAGGTTCAATTATTTATCCTGCAAAAGGGAAGCATCTTCCTAATACCGAGTTCGGTAAAGCAATGGAAAGTGTCACATCATACAGCTTCGATTATCCTAATAAATTTGACGATGCTATCGACTCGATTGGGATGTTTAGTATGTATTTCTTAGATACAGGACAATCCTTTGCTAAAGCAGGAACATTTAACAGAAGAATGCTAGGTATCTAGAAGGAGAGGGGGACACACAAATGGAAGATAGTACAGAAAAACTTGTTGATTATGTCGAAGACGTGGCTACTCCTCAACCTTTGACAGGTCAAAAAGTACCAGAAGATGCTAGAATGAAATATCATTTCGGAAGAAAAGTTATTGAAATTCCTATTTCAGTACAAAATGTTAATGCGATAACAATTCATAAGTATTTACCTGATGTATTACGAATGTTATCGTACAACGTTGCAGATTATATGCATTTCGATGCTGTTTATCGCGGTTCTACGAATATCTTTAACAAATTAAGGGATATCAACACGAAAAAGAACTCTATTGTTTCAGAAAACCATGCACACTATATGGTTGAGTTCAAGAAAGGCTTCATGTATGGAACAGCTTTAAGTTATTCAAGTTCTGACGAATCTATTTCAACAGACGATATTGGCCATTTGAATAGGTACATGAAAAGCGAAGATAAAGCAGCTAAAGACATCTTGTTAGGTGAGAACGTGTTCAAGCATGGGCATGCTTATCGCATGATCTTACCTAAATTTTCAACAAGAAAATTAAATTATAAAAAAGAAAGTCCATTTGAAATTTTCAATTTGCAAAATGAGACAACATTTGTAGTTTACTCAAGTGACTTTACTAAGAAAAAATTGTTTGCAGGGGTAGTGACTACAGTTGATAGTCCAAATCCTGGAGAGGTTAATTACGAAATTTTTGTTTACGATAGAATGTATTCATATCGTTTCAAATGTCATTCATTGACTCCTGTATGGGAGGAAATGGACTTCATTTCACAGAAACGACATTATTTAGAATATATCCCAATCGTAGAATATTACACTAATTCAGCTCGATTAGGTGTTATCGATATTACAGAAACGTTATTGGATGCTGTCGATTATATTTCTTCAGATTCAGTCGACAACATTAACGATTACGTCAACAGCATTTTGGCCATCTACAATATGGAAGTAGATAAAGCTACAAAAGATAATATTGATGAGTTAAGAGCAATATTACTCAAAACAAACGATCCTAATCGTCCTGCAGATGCTAAATACCTAACAAATCAATTAAATCAAACGGATGTTATCCAAAAATACGAGAAATTAGTCATGGTTGCATATAACATCGTAGGGGTTCCTCAACCAACTACTAAATCAACAAGCGGTGGAGATACAGGTGAGGCGCGTTCTTTAGGCGGTGGATGGGAAAATGCAGATATTATCGCTCGCCAAAACGAAGAACCATTAAAACAAGGCGATAAGTGTATGTTGGAAATCGCATTAAGCATTTGCCATAAAACCCCTAACTGCCCTGTGAATGAGCTCTATGCATGCGATATAGACATCAATTTCAATCGTACTAACAGAGATAACATGCTTGTCAAAACTCAATCATTACAAACTTTAATCGGCTTGAACGTCGATAAAGAATCGGCATTAAATATCATCAACTTAGTATCGAATTCTCATGAAATCGCTAAGAAATGGGAAGAAAATGATCAAAAAATCAAAAACGAATCATTTAAAAGAGAACAAGAGCGACAACGTACAGTGCAAGAACAAGCCGTTGTGTCTCCACAAAATGATTGAGATTGATTTTTACGAGTTTTATGACAGAGAAGAAGAAGTTTTTAAAGTCTGTTATGTCAGACAATGTGTTAAATGCAAGAAAATTTATAAAGATTATAGTTATTTTACCGACGGAAATTAGATGTGTGAAATCACATCTTTTTTTATTTGTCCTAGAGAAAGGACTTTAAAATCACGCAAAAAGCTAGAGAAAGCTTACCAAATCACGCAAGGGGCAGAGAAGCCTACACAACAAACGCGAAATTAGGAGGAATTTTATTTTATGTTTACAAATTTATTATTCAAACTTAATCTTCAAAATTTTGCAGAAGGTGGAGAAGGTGGAGAGGGTGAACAAACTCCTGAAACAACACCTACATCTGTACAAACTGAAGAGAAAAAATTAATCGACAAATATACAAAAGAGATTTCTCGATTAAAAAATGAATTAAAAAATCGTCAAACTGCAGAAGAACAGGCTTTAGAAGCTCAAAAAGAAAAAGATAATGAGTTAACTGAATTACGTAATTATAGACGTCAATCTGAATTGGCTGCTAATTTACGTGATAAAGGCGTTCCAAGCGCAGAAGTAGACGGGATTGCAAAAGCAATCTTAGAAGGAGATGTTTCAGCGATTGCAGAAGCTGTAGGTGGAACATATACACGAGGAACAGATGCTTTGAACAAAGAAATTGCTAATTTAAAACTTCAAAGCACAGAAACTCCTGGTGCAGGATCTACTAGCGGTGTTAAAACTCCAACGGTTGCTGATTTCAAATCAATGACAATGGATGAAAAAATTGCATTGAAACATAACGATCCTACTTTATATGAAACATTAAGAAAACAATCAAAATAGGAGGAAATCATTATGCCAGGAACTGGATTAAACAATGGTCATTATTTTGACCCTGAAGTATTTGGGGATTACATGCAAGAGCAATCTTTAATTCGTAATGCTTTTATCTACTCAGGTGCCATTGTATTTGACCCTGTATTAGAAGAAATGTTAGGAACATCAAGCAATGTTGGAACAATTCCAATGTTCTCAAGCATTGATAGTGAAGCAGATGCATTAAATGATGATGGTGAAACAGACAACGTACCAACAGCATTAAAAGGTAAAAAACAAACTTTCATGGCTGTTGCTCGTATGAAATCATGGTTTGAAAATACATATGTACGTTATTTAACAGGTAGATCACCATTACAAAACTTAGCGAACAGATTAGTTGTGCCATATTGGACTAATCAATGGGAAAAAGTAGTATTAAGCATCGTTAAAGGTGTCATGGGCTTAGACGCTATGGCTACACATAAAACTGATTTATCAGTTAAATCAGGAACAATTGAAGAAGGAAATAAAATCGGTTTAACATCAGGCTTAGATTTAGGTCAAAAAGCTTTAGGAGATAATCGTCACTTATTCTCATTATTCATTTGTCACTCTCAAGTAGCTACAAACTTACGCAAATTACACTTAATTGAAAACGTAAAATACTACAGCGATATTTTAGATGAAGAAATTGAATTACCAACATACAACGGAATGATCGTATTTGAAACTGATACAGGAACTGTAGACACAGCTGTTGAAAAATTCCCTGCATATCATTCATACATGTTAGGTAGAGGTGTTATTTCATACGCACCTAAAAAAGTGCATCGTCCATACGGAGCATTCTACGATGACGAAAAAAATGGTGGGGTAGAAAAACTATTCACTAAACAAGCTCGTGTATATCATCCAAACGGATTCTCTATTTTAGTTAATAACATCGCTAAAGAATCACCAACAAATGCTGAATTAGCTAATGCTGCTAACTGGAAATTAGAAATCGATGCAAAACATATCGCAATCGCAGAATTAATCACTAACGGATAGTTTAGGAGGTACTTATTTATGGCTTATGTTTTAACAAAAGGGAATAAACCATATTTCGTTTCGAGCAAAGGGGTTTTCCCTTGCTCGATTGATGCTTTTTCTGTAGTGGTAGATTTCGATAATCCTATCAAGAAAAAGTTACCTAAAGAATTAAATATTTTCACCGAAGACGAATTAAGACATCGCTTAGGTATAAAAAAAGTTCAAGGGTGGAACGAAGAATTACAAAAAGTTACTCTTGTAAGTAATCGAAAATTCTCTACACTAGAAAAGAATGCGGGTAAAGCTATCGAAAACATTAACGAGGTTACTCAATGACAAATGAAGAGTTATTAGAAGTATTTGCTGAAGAAGTTGAATACTTAAAAACGAAGTTTTCTGAAGATAAAAAACAAGACGATATTTTAATGGCAATCACCGATTCGATATATATATATTTAGAATTACGTAATATCGATGGAATGAACTTGGAAGATATGACCTTAAAAGAAAAAAATTGGATTAAACGATGTGCTAAAGAACTTTTGGAAAATGAAGAATATACAAATATTCAATCGTATTCTGAAAATGGATATAGCGTAACTCGTTTTTCTGATTTAATTTCTCCAACGTTATTAAACGCAGTCGTTCCTAAAGTGAAACCAATCGCCTAGTTATGAGTATTCTAAAGAAGAGATTGGTGTATATTGCTAACTTTATCGAAGAAACAGAAGACGATAGCGGAAATACAATCAGAGTATACGGACAACCATTCAGTATTAAATGTACACTTAACACATTATCAGGTGACACTGAATATCAAATGTTTGGAGACCGCATTCAAAACATGGTCAAAACTATTCTAGATTACGATTGGATGAAAAAGATCCATGAGAAAGATGTTGCTTATTTATACGATATTGACCCTAATGAAGAAGTGGTTCATGGAGAAAAAGCAAATTATCGAGTAGTCAGTACTAGACCACAAAATCTAAAAACGATTATCTATTTTGAGAAACTTCCTTAGGAGGTGTATCAAAATGGCCAAACCGTTGAGATTGAAATATGATTTATCAAAAAAAGGCATTACCCATCTAATAAAAAAAATAGATACATGGGAGAGAAAAATGCCTGAAGTACAATTGGAATTTCGTAGGCGTTCTCTAAAATACATGGAGCAACGCGCAAAATTCTATATTCAACAAGATATCGGAAAAACATGGTATCAACCGACCGAAAATTTACTCAACAGTTTCGAAATAAGCGAAGCTTTAGGAGAATTGATTAACACTGCATACTACAGCGCATTTTATGAATTCGGAACCCGGATTAAAGGGAGTAACAATCCGCATGAAAAGGCCGGAGAATTTGGGTATCAATACAACCTAAATGAGTATTTTGACGGATGGTGGTATACATACGGGAACAAATCGCATTTTACAAGAGGTTTAGTTGCCCATAGGTTTATGTTTAGAGCAATTCAAGATTATTTAAACGGAGAATACAAAAAGATCTACAACGCTAGTTTCAAAGCAGTTATGAGGGGGATTTTCAATCATGAATATTAACGAAGAACTTTATCAACTTATCAAAAAAGAAATTAATTCCCAAATTTCAAAAAAAATTTCCTATGTAGTCAAAGTGAAAGACACCCCTTCAGGTACAGACTTTCCTTTGGTTATCATTCAAAGAATCCTAAGTAACCAACCAAAAAAAGATTTTGGAAATATAAACTCCTTCTCAACACAAACCTACGAAATCGATATATACGCTAAAAGCAAAACTGTAGGTACCACAACATATTCTGCAAGAACAATTGCTGTAGAAATTGAAGATGTCATCTACGAATATATGTCAGGCGAATTAGGAGCAACATGTACTTATGTAGGGCCTACACCAAATGTAGATACCGATGTCTATAGAATTACTATGAGATTTACCAAAACATCAAACGATAGAAGAAATCGTTTCATTTAACAAAAAATAGCGAAAGGAGAAAAATCAACGTATGGAAAAGTTATTCAATAAAATGAATGAAACACGTGCTCGTGTCGGTTCCGGTTCAGGTGTGTATACTACACATTTCCAAGAAGATGGAAAGTACGCATTATTGGCTCCATTAATTTCTGTACCTATGATTGCAAAAGAAGTAGGAGATACAGAAATTAAAGTTGCATCTTCAAACGATGTAACTAAATTAGCTACTTCTAATACTTACAACACTGCAGAAGCTGGTGTATATATGCATCGTGACTGCATTCGTATGTTAGAAAAATTAGATGGTTTAACTATTCCTGTATTATTCATGGCTGGAGATTTCTCAGGTCAAAAATGCGATTGTACAATTTCTTATTCTACAGAAAACTTAGAACAAGATGCACCATGGGAAGGTACTGTTAAGTTTACACCTGTATCTGTTCCTGAAGTGGTATACAATTGCTACGACATGGTTAAACCAACAGCTCATTTCACATCTAGAATTCCTGATTCTTTATTCTTAGATGCTGCATATGAGTTAGCTGTTTCTACAAAATATGAAGGAACAACTATTACTGCAACTGTAGAAAAAGACAAAGAATCTATTGTCACTGCAACAGTAACTGGAAACAAAGTTACTTTCACTCCAAAAGCTAAAGGTAGTGCATTAGTAACTTTAAAAACAGCTTTAGCAAATCATGCTTCATGGGAAACAACAGTATTATGTATTGTTGAAGAACTTGCAGCAGACTAGTAGTAAATTAAATAGTTTAGGTAGTTAAGGAGATGTAAAAGTCTCCTTATTTTTTGTATCTGTAGGAGGAATATTTGTTATGGCATTTTGTAAATCATATACATACAACAAAAAAAATTATATTTTTAAATTAACTCGTTCAGCACAATTAGAGATTGAACGTATCCAAGAAAAACAACAATCAAAGGTTTTTGAAGATGAAGAAACCATTAAAATGATGGGTAGCTACATGGAACTTCAAAAAGGATTTGCCGAAATAGAAAAAATGGAAGAAGGAGAACAAAAAGAAAAAGCAAATATCGATTTTATCTCTCAAAATGCTTCTGTTTTAGCTAAAGCTAGAAATTTAAATTCAGATGATTCATTAGAATTATACGAATTAGGATATATCTTGCTTAAGAATTATCCAAAGAATCCACCATTAACTAAAGATGAATATAAACTTATGACTGCTTCAATGGAAGATGAAATGGGATTAGAAGAAACTGTTAACTTCTTTGTAGAAATGCGTGATAAGGTTTTTACGGAAATGGAACAAATCAACAAAGTGATCAACAAACCACGAATGACAGTTCCAAAAGAAACAATCAACTAGAACAATATTCAAGTT